AAGAACATTTTTATATTTTTATAGTTTGAATATATTTCTGTAAATCAATAACCCTTATAGAGCCCAAACTGGAATATAAACCATTCCAGCGTTTAAGAACATATCAGTTCTGTCTGCTTCAGTGCTCAAATTACACACCCAATTGCTAAAATCTTGGTTTAATGACTCGCAGTTGTTAAACATTCTCCTTACATTTAATGCGTTTGAAAGGTTAAACCCAACCTTTTGATTAAATGAAACACATCCGGAAAACATTAAATCCGCACGTTGTAGAGAAGTAGTATTCCAAGAATTAAATGATTGATTTAATTTTACACAATTTTCAAACATGGAATTTGTTAACTCAACCCTGGAAACATCCCAGTCGCCAATATATTGATTAAACTCACTACAATGACGGAACATAGCTGTCATTATTTCTACATTTTTAACTCTCTTATTCCAACGATGCATTGGTTGATTGTAATGGTAGCAGTTCTCAAACATAAACGCCATTTTTTTCACATTTGTGACATCCCAGTCTCCAAGGTATTGATTAAATATATAGCAGTTGAAGAACATATTATACATGGTTCTTGCTTTACACACATTCCAACGATTCAATGGTTGATTGAAACTATTACACCCATAAAACATTCCTGTAAAATCTTCCACAGTTCGTGTATTCCATTCTTCAATTGGTTTATTATATCTAAAGCAGTGTGAGAACATATATTTCATAGTCTTTACATTGTGAACTTTCCAGTTTCCGATATATTGATTAAATCTATTGCATTCGGAAAACATATAGGACATGTTACATACCTTGTTAACTTTCCAGTCTCCAATTGGAATATTAAAGTGAGTACAACCCATAAACATTGCTTCCATATCTTTAACATTTCTCACATTCCAATATTTGATTCCAAGAATTTTAAGGTTGAGGCTTTTAGAAGTAATCTTGTTAAGAAATACCTCTTTCATACTTGTAATTTGAGATACATCCCATGTTCCAATGTCATCATTGCTTGAAGTGCTTGCTAGATATTCGTTTATGGCTTGTTTTAATTCTGGGGTACTTGTAAATACACGCAAACGACTGGCCGTTGTAGAATTTTCAAGAGTACCTATTGGTATAGTTACTACACTTTCATCATCACTATAATATTCACTTTCATCGCTTTCTTCCTCGCTATTTTCGTGTACCTCCTCCTGTGGACCAATCATTGTTGTCTCTTCTGTAATAACTGAAGGAGGAGTTAACTCAGTTGGTCTCGTATAAGATTGTTCATTATTTGTAACAGGTTCGCTTTCATTATCGGATTCGCTATTTAATGGTTCTGGAGTAGGATTGCGATTAACTGGCATGAAGTTATAAATAATATAAGGTGATTGATTTCCAGAAGAATCAAGGATTGTAGTTTGGACTTGGCTAAAGATGGTCATTGTTCGTAATTTGTTAGTGGTGTCTTTATTTATATATCTAATAATATATCAATTTTTTTAATTACATAAAAAAATAGAAGTTGTATATATTTATATTTGGTTGATTTAACATTACATAGAATTGTACCACTGCATTGGATTATATTCGGCCATTAACTCATGAATTGTTTTGGGTGTTTCTTCAGTTTCTCTCAAAATATTCGTAGAGAAATGTTCGTTAGATAATGTTAGAGAGAGAAGTTTGATGAGTTTGGGTTCAACATAGAACATATTGATTACTTCAATTATATATGTTGTGTGTTGATCTATCTTTAACACCATTGGGATAAACAATGGATTTGTAAAAGTAAAACGAAAATTAATATGTCCGTATACAGTGGCACTGATTAAATCCATGTAGTCTTCAAAAGTCATTGCAAGGTAGTGATTAAAATAGTCCAAGTGGAATCCATGTTTTTCTTCTGTAATGGTTTCAGTTGTCCAAACTCCACGTTTCTCAATACGTGTTATTTTTATATTCATTGATGCGTATGGATAGTGTTCCAGTTGTGGATTACCATCTTTAATTATAACTTTAGGAGAATAGTTGGTGGTATGATATTTCTCACATATCTCTTTTTCTTTCTGGTATTTGGTGAGAAATCGTTCATCAAATAGTTGAGTACCGTCATAGCGTTTGAGGAAATAATAAATAAGTGGGTTCATTCTTGAGAGTGTTGTCTTTAAGTTAGTTTTTTAATTATTTTAAGCTGTAAAGTAATTAAATCAATTTTTATATATGAGTGACAGATTAACCCTTGATTCGGCAATGTCGTCAGTGTTGCCTCCACCAGATTATTCCAGATTATCCCCATTTACCTCCATATCCTATGTAATTATATTTATAGTTATTTGGTCTATTGTAATGTTTTCAATCTATGTTTCTCTCCATTTGAAATACATAAAAGACAATTGGGCAACAGAGAGATGTAAACCTGAAGGCATATGGATAGGAGGTGAAGATAACCTTCAACAGTGTATGAAGGGTGTAATGGGAGAGGTAGTAGGTGAAGCCACCGCTCCACTAAGCTATGCTACTGTGGTTGTATCCCAAGTATTTATGGCTCTCTCCAATGGAGTACAAGATGTTAGAAATATGATAAGTTATGTACGTTCAAGTATGAAAGATATAGCACAGGATATTGTAGGCAGGCTAGCGAATATTATGATTCAATTACAGTCAATGCTTGTAACCATGCAGGACCTTTTCAGAAAAACACAGGCGGTTCTTATTTCTTGTTTGTATGTTGGAATTTCCACAATATTAACAATGAAACAAATACTGAAGATGATAGTTACTTATGTAATAATTATATTGATATCTTTAGCAGTTATTATAATTGCTATGTGGATATTTCCATTTAGTTGGGCAGTAGCCGCCGCATTTACTGCCATTTTTGTTTCAATTTCCATTCCACTAGCAAAGTTTTTGGAACAAGTTAGTAAGATAACTGATTTAGGAGTTCCTTCTGTACCATCTACACCACATATGTGTTTTGATAAGTATACACCCATTGAAATGGCTGATGGAACTTTACGGCCATTATATAAGGTTCGTGTAGGAGATGTTCTAAAGCATGATGGAATTGTTTGTTCAAAGCTTAAGCTATCTATTGGAGAATGTGCGATGTATAATTTAAATGGAGTTTATGTTACAGAAAGTCATTTAGTTCAATATAGAACAACCTGGATACCAGTTGGATTTCATCCATTGGCAAAGAAAGTTCCAAAGTATTCACGTGATGTTGTTTACTGTTTGAATACACAATCTGGATTATTGCGAATACTTGATAATACATTTACAGATTGGGATGAGATGTTGGATGAAGATTTCCAATATATCTCAAAGAGAAGAATGATTGAATTAAAAAATGGAATTATGATTCCAATTAAAAGTGTATCAATAGGTGATGTGTTATACAATGGAAAAAAAGTGACAGGAATTGTTAAAACCTATTATAAGAAGCGTCAAGTATATCAATACGAAAATAATAACAAATTTTACCATTTATATGTAAAATAATTATCTACCTTATTTATATAATGAATATTCGGTTAGGTGTAGTTGTATTAATTGCTATATTTTTAGGAATCATTTTTTTCTCTACTACTTGCGGATGTACTCATGGTGGAGCTTATGGTTTATATGAAGGAATTACAGATATTGCTGGTTCTGGAATTGTAAGTGAAAAACAACTTAATTTAAATATTACAAAGGGAAGTGGTAGTCTTACAATTACACCTGGTTCTGGAAGTGGATACCAGGCTCCAGTAGTTAATCGCGAATCATTTGATTCTTCTGGAACTGGAAAATCTAAAGGAACCGGAACCTCTAAAGGAACTTCAAAAGCAGTACCTGTTCCTGATGTATCTAAACCCAAGAATTCTGGTACATCCACTACTCCTTCTTCCACTCCAGCTACAGTGAATAAAAAGGAGGGGTTCACTTCATTGACTGGAGAACCTAGTACTTCTCTCTGGGGAGTTCCTGCTGAGGTTACCAACTATGTCCCTCCTGCTAACAATAACCCATTGTCTTATGGTGAGCTTAACATGTTCGCCGACACTAAATTCAAGCCAGAATGCTGTCCTTCAACTTATTCCACTAGTACTGGGTGTGCTTGTATTAGCAATGACCAATATTCATACTTGTTGTCTCGTGGTGGAAACAACGTTCCCTTTGTCAATTAAACGCACATCTGTGAGTGTGAAAAGTATTTGATAGATTTAAACTAAAATATATAAAATTTCTTTTAAGTAATATTTTATATATTTTGTAATTACCTGGTGTAATGGTTCTCTACAAATTATCCTGCTGATTTACAAATACATAGAGTGTAAGAATTGATTTGGATTATTATCCCTAATGGTAATGAGTTTGTCAATGACTTCCTTTGTAATAGTGAATGGAAAACTCAATGGAATCACCACGTTGTTATCAAACATCTTTGTTCCAGGTTTCATTAATCTACACAAGTTGAGCTTTGTGTAAATAACTTCAATACATCTCTTTAGATTGCGAACACCTACCTCTTGTCCTCCATACTTTTCAATAACATAACCAATGACTTCATCTGTAATAATAAGATCTGTTTCTGTAAAGTTTATTTCTTTGAGAATTTTTGGAAGAAGGTAGTCTCTTGCTATAACAGTCTTTTCTTTTCGGTCATATCCTTTCGCAAAAATTCTATACATTCTATCACGCAAAATTGGATTAATCTTGGTTTCATCATTATAACTGAAAATGAAAATACATTTACTAAGGTCAAAATGAATATCTGAAAAGTACTTATCATGGAACTCCATATTCTGGGATGTATCTGTCAAGTGTGTTAAAATTCCAACAATCTCATCACCCTTTGGTGTATCACTGATCTTATCCAACTCATCAAAATAAATTACAGGATTCATCACCTTGCTATCAATAATAATTTGTACTATTTTACCCCACATACTTCCCTCATATGTGAATGAGTGGCCTTCCAGATAACTGCTATCTGTTGCTCCTCCTAGTGGAATAAAAGCAAATGGGCGATTGAGAATTTTGCTAATACCTTCCTTCACAATACTAGTTTTTCCGACACCCTTGTCACCATGAATAGCAATAGCAGTTCCAGTAGATGTTGGATTACTAATGAGTTGCCCCAATATTTGCATAATCTGCATCTTCGCGTCATTGAGACCATACACAGAAGAATCAAGAATTTTTCTTGCGTTTTCCATAAATTCATTACATTTCTCTACACCATCATCAATAGTAACTGGAAGAGACACATAATTTCCAAATGGGATTTTCATGAAAGTGTCTACCCAATTTTTGATTTTGTGGTACTCTCCATCACATGGGTCCATTCCCTTAAGTGCTTGTACTCTCTTCATCGCGTGTGCTTTGAATAACGAAGGAATATCTCTTTCCAGAAGTGTAATACGATATGGTTTTTCTTGGATAGTGAGTTGTTTTAGTTCTTTTGCTTTCTTAATCAAACTATATTGTTCTTCCTTGCTATAGTTCTCTCGGAAGTATGTAAAGTCATTGTTAGCTGAGTTTGGTTTTTGTTTAATTGCGCGTTTGAAAATACGTGAATACTTTTCTTTTGTCTTATCATCCTTAATAATTTGTTTGAGCTTGCTATTTCTGAATTGAGTTTCATATGTTTCAATTACACTTTTGAGTTTCTTATTTTTAGACTGTTGAAATTGTTTAGCAAGAGACTTATAAACTTTATCTTTCTTCATTTCTTTTTTCATATCCTCTTCTTGTTCTTCTGTTAATTCATAATCTTCATCAATATCTTCACTGTCAACCGATGAAACAGACGCGTCCTCGTCTTCTGTTTCGCTCTCTTCATCTTCATCATAATCATCTTCTTCATAGTCTTCATCATCATCTTCATAGTCTTCATCATCCTCATCTTCATCATCATCATCATCATCTCCTCCACCTCCTTTGCGACGTCTATTTTTTTTGGAAATGTCGTAAAAGATAAGACTGAATTGTTTTTCTTTATTTTTTGGAGATGATACCTTTGTATCTTTTGTTGATTTTTTTTGTTCATTCTTTTGTTCATTTTTTGGTGATTTTTTTCCAGAATTACCTTGCTTATTTTTAACTTCTATATTACAAGTGTCTTCTTCATCCTCCTC